GTTATCACCTGCGACTCTGCGCGTTCATGGCGCAAGGAGATCTTCCCTTACTACAAGGCTAACCGAAAAAAAGCCAGGGAAAACTCTGAACTTGACTGGTCAGCGGTGTTTGAATCGCTAAATAAGGTAAGAGATGAGCTCAAGGAGTTCTTCCCCTACCGCGTGATTCAAGTCGATCATGCAGAGGCGGATGATATCATTGGCTCACTTGTTTCGCACTTTCATGGGATGCCTATCCTTATTGTATCGGGTGACAAAGACTTTGTCCAACTTCAAACCTATATGAACGTTAAGCAGTTTGATCCCGTTCGCAAGCGTTTCATTACGCACAACAACCCTTCTCTGTTCGTTAAGGAACATATCATCAAGGGTGATATGGGTGACGGCGTTCCTAACTTCCTCTCCAAGGATGATACGTTTGTCACGGGTGGTAGGCAGAAGCCTATCCGCTCGAAGAACCTTGCTGAGTGGCTTGCAAAGGATCCTAAGGAGTATTGTGACGACACGATGCTTCGTAACTGGAAGCGCAATGAGCAGCTTGTCGATCTGTCTCACACTCCGCAGACTATTCGTATTCAGACTATCAACCAGTACGAAGCACAGAGCGGTAAGACCCGCGCTAAGCTATTCAACTACTTCATCGACCACAAGTTGAAGAACCTCATGGAAAGTATTAACGAGTTTTGATATGCCAGTAGCTATCTTTGAAATCTTTGAGAACACCGAGAAACTCAAAACTGAGGCACAGAGGGTAGAATACCTCAGCCAGTTTCGAGACAACACAACTCTTCAAACAATTCTTGTAGGTGCGTTCTTCCCAGGCGTCCAGTGGAATCTTCCACCTGGTGAGCCTCCGTTCACGCCCTGCGATCCTGTTAATGCCGAAGGGTTCCTCTATCAGGAATCGCGTAGGCTGTATCTATTTTGCGTAGGAGGTCCAGATATGTCGAACCTCAAACGCGAATCTCTATTCATTGAAATGCTCGAATCAGTCCATCCAAAGGATGCTCAGATTCTTCTTGCAATGAAGGAAAAGAAGTTGCCTTACAAGGCAATCACCAAAACCCTAGTACAGAAAGCATTCCCAGGACTAATCGACAATGAAGAAGATCAAGAAGTTTCGTGACTACGATGAATACGATGGTGTGTATGAAGACCGTCGTGACCGCATTCATAAACTCGAAGAGAAGCGAATGCGAGCCGCACTGAGGGCTCGCAATTTTGACCGATTCATGGACTACGAGGATGACTAAACCTAATGCCAATTTACCAATTCAGGAATAAGATTACAGGTGAGGAGTGGGAGGAGTTTCTCTCATTCTCTGGCCGTGAAGAGAAACTTAAGGATCCTGAAATCGAGCAGGTAGTGTCGGCTCCTGCTATCATCTCCGGCATTGCTGGTGTTACTCACAAGAACGATTCTGGCTTCGGTGACATGATGTCCAGAATTGCTGCAGCCAACCCAACATCCCCTCTCGCTGAGAAGTATGGGGACAAGGGTATTAAGGCTACAAAGACCCGTCAGGCTGTCACTCGTCAAAAGGAGAGACAGGCTACAAAATAACCCCATCGTTATGCTCCAGTGATCAACTCTAACAAAGAAGAGCATATATGCTAGCAATCGCAGAACCCCAACCTCGTCTAACTAAGCGAGAAAAGCGACTACTAAGACAGCAAGGAGCACAAAGCCTACAAGCAACACCTTCATTCAATATCAAGCGCATCAAGCCAAAGACTGACAACCAGGACAAAGCGTTCCAGGCCTTTTATAATGACAAACACCTGTTCCTTCATGGAACAGCTGGCACAGGTAAAACATTCGTAGCCTTCTATCTGGCTCTCAATGCGCTCTACAATCAGACAACGGACAAGAACAAGCTGTATGTAGTCCGCTCTGTCGTTCCTACCAGAGATATGGGGTTCCTTCCTGGTAATCAAAAAGAGAAGATGAAGGTATATGAGTCTCCCTACTACGCAATTTGTAATGAGCTATATGAGCGTGGAGATGCATACGATATTCTGAAGCAGAAGAACATCGTCGAGTTTGTTTCGACTTCGTTTATCAGAGGGATCACACTCTCAGACTGCTTTGTGATTGTAGACGAATGTCAGAATATGTCTGACATGGAGCTCCACTCCATTATCACAAGAGCTGGCGATAACTGCACGTTCATCTTCTGTGGCGACTTCAGACAGGACGACCTCTCATCCGAACGATTCAAAGAGCAATCAGGTGTCGTGAAGTTTATGAAGATTATCGAGCACATGCCATCGTTTTCTTTTGTTGACTTTAAACCCGAAGACATAGTAAGATCATCCTTAGTTAGAGAATATATTATCACGCGTGAAAGATTAGGAATTGACTCAGTTTAAAGTAGACCTGCTAGACCTCCCCACCCTGGTTCGCCATGATGGGGAGGTCCGTTATTATGAGACTCCCGATGGAAACAAGTATCCCTCGGTTACCACTGTACTGTCTGCTATGGCTGACAAGACCCATCTGATCAAGTGGCGTCAACGTATCGGTGAAGAAGCTGCAGCAGAGCACACTGCTAAGGCAGCTAAGCGAGGCACTGCATCTCACTTGCTGTGGGAAAAGCTCGTACTCAACGAAGAGATTGATCTGTCTCAGGAAACGTTTACCACTGTCCATCTGTTTGGCCAGCTGCGTAAGTTTCTTGAAGGTCATGTAGACGACATCCGATCCTCAGAAGGATCGCTGTATTCCCACAAGTTAAAGATTGCGGGTTCTGTCGACCTCGTTGCTAGCCATGATGGCGAACCTGCCATCATCGACTTCAAGACATCTTACAAGAACAAGCGCAAGGAGTGGATTGAAAACTACTTCATGCAAGCTCTGTACTCGTACATGCTCTATGAGATGACTGGCATCTACCATCCTAAGCTCGTTGTAGCCATTGCTATCGAGGAAGAACCTGAGCCTCAGATCTTTGTTGAGCATGTCAGGGATTGGATTGGTAAGGCCAAGGATACCTGCGAGAGATACCATGCTAACTACTCTTCTAATTAACGACGACTTCTACGCCAATCCTGAGGGCGTGAGAGAGTTTGCTCTGCTACAGGATTTCAATGTCAAGGGAAACTACCCTGGCATGCGTACGGCCCCTTTCCTTAACGAGTCTACAAAGGAAGGGATTGCCAACCTGGTCTATCCACATGCTGGTAAGGTAGTTGATTGGGGTGAGCAGTATAGCGGATGCTTTCAGCTCTGCACAGCCCATGACAGAACGTGGATCCATGCAGACGTCAACAACTCATGGGCTGGTGTTTTGTATCTAACACCAGATGCACCTCTCTCAGGTGGCACTGCACTCTATAGACATAAAGCCACAGGTCACACCGTAGACCTTGGTGAACAGTACGAACCCTACGATTATACCAAATGGGAAATCGTCGATAGAGTGGGTAACGTATTCAACAGGTTGGTTCTCTACCGCGGCAACCTGTTCCACGCATCCGTAGACTACTTCGGATCGAACTTCGCAGACGGTAGGCTCATCCAGACATTCTTTTTTTCAACCGAACGATAATAGCTGTTGTCTTTTTCTGAAAAAGACTCTATAAGGAATTATAGAGTGAAAGGAAAGAGAATGTTCAAGTACGTTGCTATGATCGCTGGTTTGATTATCATGTGCGTTCCCGAGGACGCAGGCTTCCTGCGTTTCTTCCTTCAGGGTGGCTTTGGCCTGACTGTGTTCGGTCTTGGCGTTCTCGCTGCTCTTGATGAGCAGGTTGCCTAATGCGCATCCAAACTTTCCCCGACATTAACTTCAAAGGCCATCATCTGGTCGACTTGGTCTGGCCGATTCGGTCAGCCAAGACAGGTGAAATCTACAAGGTCACGATGACTGACTATGGTTTCACCTGCAACTGCACTGCGGGTCAGATCCGTGGTAAGTGCAAGCACGCTCAGCATGTTCACGATCTGCTAGTAGGAGAAGAAGTTGTTAAATATGCAATCAATTAAGTGGATCGCTACAGCGTGCATTGTTATTGCAACTATCAGCCGCTCTCTCAACTTCCACACGATTGACCTCGCGTTTGGCTTGGTAGGAACGTTGCTTTGGACGTACTGTGCATGGAAGATGGATGACAAGCCCCTCATCTTTGTGAATGGTTTTTGTGGAAACTTTATGCTCCTCGGTTTGATTTACAGTTGACCTTTTTGTGAAAATAACCTATAAGGAATCTATAATGATTAAGGAACAAAGCATGACTGGATACACTACCTCGGAGCTGGTTGAAAAGCTCTACTCGAACCTTCGCATCCTGGCTCCTCAGGGCGCTGAGAGTGCGTACATTGCTGGTTATCTCTACGGTGCACTGCAAGACATTGCTACGCGTGGTATGGATGAGCTTATTGAGCATGTTGATTGGACTAATCAACGAGTCGACTCGTTGTCAACGAGTCGAAGCAAAAAGTAAGGTTGCAGCATAAAGCTGTTGACATTTTTATGAAAATGCCCGATAAGGGTTATATTGAAAACGTGAAAGGAACTTTGTAATGGCTCATGAACTTGAAATGATTAATGGTGTAGCTCAGATGGCTTATGCTGGCGATGTGCCATGGCATGGTCTTGGTGTTAAGGTCTCGAATGACCTGACTCCGGAGCAGATGCTCAAGGCTGCTGGTCTCGACTGGACTGTCGATCCCGTCGAACTGTTCGCTGAGGTTGGCGATCGTCGCCTTCCCACTGGTCACCGGGCTCTCGTCCGTTCGTCGGACCAGCGAGTGCTCGATGTGATCACCGATGACTGGAATCCTGTCCAGAACGCTGAGGCGTTTGATTTCTTCAACGACTTTGTTGCTGCTGGCGACATGGAAATGCACACCGCTGGTTCGCTCAAGGACGGCAAGATCGTCTGGGCTCTGGCTGCTGTCAAGGAGTCGTTCGAACTCTTCGGTGGTAAGGATAAGGTCGATGCTTATCTGCACTTCACCAATCCTCACTCGTACGGTCAGTCGATCGACGTCCGCTTCACTCCGATTCGTGTCGTGTGCAACAACACTCTGACTCTGTCGCTGAATACCAAGTCGAAGAACATGGTTAAGGTTTCGCACCGTCGTGAGTTCGATGGTGACATGGTTAAGGAAGCTCTTGGCGTTGCTAAGGATAAGCTCGCTAAGTACAAGGAAATGGCAGAGTATCTGTCTAAGAAGCGCTACACGAACGAGTCGGTTGTCGACTACTTCAAGCGTGTCTTCCCTGTGCTGACCACTAAGACTGAATCGGAAAAGGTTCTGTCGAAGTCAGCTGAACGTGGTCTTGACATCATCAACCTGAGCCAGCAGCCTGGTGCTGAATTCGGTAAGGGAACCTGGTGGGAAGTGTTTAACGCTGTCACCTACATGACCGACCACGAGATTGGTCGTTCGGTCGACTCGCGCCTGACCTCTGCTTGGTATGGTGCTAACAAGAACCTCAAGACCAAGGCTCTTGAGACTGCAGTGGAGTTCGCTGATGCAGCCTGAGGAACTCGAGGAGATCGAAGCGATCATCGAGAACGGAGTCGGAGAAATCTACAAAGGGTTCTACCGACTCCGGAAGGCTGGGCTCTATCAAGAAGAATATGACTCTATGGACGCACTTTTTATGATGCTCCTGCAAGATAAACGTCACTTAGCTGAAACTCACGTGGCCGATATCTTTGCCCTTGATCGGCATCTTTGTACTCGGTCAAAGGCTTAATAAGAAGGAAGTTTAATATGTTTACGTTATGGTTAATTGTTGCTGTTTTGTTTATTGCAACCGGCGTGTATGTTCTCGGCACACTTGATTGGAACGATGATGAAAAGCTAGGCCTGTTCTGGGCTATCTTTTTTGGATCACTGCTATGGCCACTTGTACTTTCTGTAGTAATCGTAGCTGGTCCGTTTGCAGGTCTATTCTGGCTTGGGGACCGCAAGCGCAGGGCTAAGGAAGCGGCTAAAGATAAATAACCGATGAAGATAAAGCGTCAGTATCTGATCCCTTTCACATACGACCACGCCCCTGAGGACTATGGGTTCGTCAGGGTCAACACTACCGACATGAAAGAGATCAAGCGGTTGGCTCAGTGCATATTTGGCTCGGAAACCCAGCTAACAATCGCATACGAAGATGTGGAGATAGACGAATGAAAAAGTTTTTAACAGCAATTGCAGCTCTAGCTGTCCTTGCTACTCCGGTAGCTGCAGAGGCTCGTCACGGGGATGGACCTCGGCACGAGCGTAGCCGCGGAGATAATGTTGGCACATTTCTCGGTGGGCTCGTAGTAGGAGCTATTATCGGAAGCGCTGCAGCCAACTCACGCAACCGCACATACGATGATGGGTATGAAGTCCGGGAACTTCCGCGCGATACATACTATCGTCGCCAACGCGTCTGCTTCGAAGAGCAGATCGTAGAATACTACTATGGTCAGCGTTACATTCGCTACGAATACCGCTGTCGTTAATTAAGGACTAATAAATGAAGAAGTTTCTTGCTCTGGCTGTTCTAGCCATCGCCACCCCTGCTGCTGCTCAGAAGATGCCTGTCGGCGTTACCTATGATGCCACAATCCTCCGCGCATCTGACGGGGACACTGTTGTTATTGAGGCTACTTGGATTCCAGCTCCTATCAAGCAGGAAATTGCGGTTCGTGTTTACGGTGTAGATACGCCAGAAAAGTCGTTCCGCGCTAAGTGCCCTCAAGAGGATGCTAAGGGCCAGGCTGCATCTGCATTTACAAAGGAACAGATTGCCAAGGCTACCAAGAAGCAGTGGGTTCTGTATGATTGGGACAAGTTTGGCGGCCGCGTTCTCGGCGACATCATCCTCGACGGTAAGTCGCTGCGTGAGATGCTGATCGCTAATGGGTTTGCTCGTCCATATTTTGGTGAAGCGAAACAATCTTGGTGTAATTGAAAATAGCTGTTGTCTTTTTCAGAAAAAGACTCTATAAGGAATTATAGAGTGAAGAAAAGGACACAGCAATGCTTACCCTCGCTGACATCAACACCCTCACCAACTCGCATGACGGCGACATCTACTCGGATCTGTACAAGGATGTGTACGGTAGCCGTCCTCGTTACGCTCGCTTCGAGTCCGTCAAGGACTTCGATCAGGACTTCAACCGTCTGAGCAAGATGCTCAGTGAGATCCTGGACGAAGATCGCGTTCGTCAGGCCGCCAACCTCGATAAGTTCTTCGAGCGTGTTCTTGAGACCATGCAGCTCTGCAACTGCGATCAGTATCGTGCCATCGAGATTATCGCTGATGCTGAGGACGAGCTGGAAGCGTTCCAGTGGTATGGTTACGAACGCCTCGAGTGGTGTTTCGACCTTCGGTTTGGTTCCATCAAGGAAGCTATTGAAGGGGGCACTGAATGAACATTGAAGACCTTCTGAACGAGGATCCTAGCGATCCTATGGTCAATTCAGTGCAGACGCTGTCTGAGAAGATCAAGCAGCGCCGCACTCAGATGCTTATTCACTCCTACTTGTACTATGTGCTGGATGATACAATCATCACAGACGAGAAGTGGCAGCAGTGGGCTGACGAGCTAACAGAGCTACAGAAGCAGAAGTCAGAGATTGGCTTCTACGACAAAGAGTTTGCTGATTGGAATGGCTCGACAGGTATGCACTTGCCGATGCCACCATGGGTTGTAAAAAGAGCTAAGTGGCTCCTACATCATAAGGAAACAAAATGAGAATCGTCTACAAGTATCCAATGAATCTTGGTTACAACAGCATCACTGTTCCGTTGGAGTCAGAGATTGTTCATGTCGGTGAGCAATACGGACAGCTGCATATATGGGTCGAGCAAGATCCTACTCGGCCGTTCGTGCAACGAGAATTTAATGTCTATGCAACTGGCCAGAACATCTATAACAACAACGAGATGCACGTCTCTACAGTTATGGTAGGGGATTTTGTTTGGCACCTCTATGAAAATATCTTTGTCTGATGGGCAAAAGCCCGTTGACTTTCAAGGGAAAGTAGACTATAAATAACATATCAGTTGTTGACAATCAACAATAAAAGTCTATTGGACGCGGAGGGCAGTACTCCGCCGCCTCCACCATGAATACTGTTCCGATAGAGGGTTCAGTCGCCGAAAAGAGCAGTATTCATGATGGGGGCGAAATAGGATCGACAAGGACGGAATAGGGCGGTTCGAGACTGATTGACTGGCAAAGTGCCACTAAACGTAAATGCAGCTAACGATAATAGCTCTGTTGAATTCGCCCTAGCGGCTTGATTCAAATGCGCCCGGGGGAGCGTGGAAACAGAATCCCCCACCTTCGTTGAACCGTGCTTTTTGGACGGTCAATGGATATATTCAGCTTTTCAAGCTGATAAATACTAAGTTACCAAGGAGGTTGACACCCTCCATTGACTCTTACAATAGCTTCAAGTCAAAGTTGGCTAGAGAGCGGTATCGTCAGATACCACCGACGAAACAATAATGATTTTGCATTCCTAGTAAGAGAGGGATGGATGGAAGATACCTTCGCTATTTCACTTTGTATCTTCTTATAGCGATATTGACTGTTGGGGTTGAGACACCCCTGTAAAGCTGTCACTGTCTGCCAAAGTCATTAGACATATAGAGGTACAAATGAAACTCTTCGAGAGGAGACACGACTTTCCGTTCCTTAGGTGGGGTGAAGGTTTTCTACTTGGTTTAGCTCTTGCAGCTGGTGCTGCAGTTGCAATGCCAACCCAAGAGCCCGAAGTCAAGGTCATCAAGGTTCCGGAAGTCAAGGTAATCGAAAAGCCGGTAGTTGTTAAGAAGCCGGTGTATCTAACAAAACACGACAAACAACAAATCCAATGCATGGCTGAGAATACATACTTCGAAGCAGGCCATGAACCGATCAAGGGTCGGATCGCGGTAAACAATGTAGTACTGAACCGCGTTAAAGATGAAAGATTCCCTAAGACACCATGTGGCGTGATTAATCAGAGATCGCACGGCGTTTGCCAGTTTTCATGGAAGTGTGAGGGAGGGAAGCGAATTGGTGACTGGGCCGCATATCGCAAGGCCAAGGAAATCGCTGAACACGTATACCTAGGTAACTACAAAGACGTTACTAGGGGAGCTCAATTCTACCACGCTGACTATGTGAATCCTTCGTGGGGTAGAGTGTTTGATCGCACCACCAAGATCGGTGCACATATTTTCTATAAGGGTTGATTATGATTTCTAAGCTAACTCCACAATCATTTTATGCTGACATTGAAACTCTTGTGAGCGAGCTTAAGACTGACTATATGGACGCGGTGATCCATTATTGTGAAAAGAATAGTATTGAACTAG